TTTTTAAACTCCTTAACAATTTTTGTCATCAATTCTTTTGCGTGAGAATCTGTTGATTTTATTGAACTTGTGCGTAGTGCTTCTTGCACCTTACCAATTATGTCTTCTTTTGTTTTGACCTTAGGTTCATTAACAGGCGCAGTTGTTGGTGCCATGGCAGGCGCAGCAGTGCCGTCAGCGGCAGGCACAACATCAGCGGCAGGCGTAGCAGTTTTGTCAGCAGAGGCCTTTTTGGGATTTGCATCCGCTGCCTTCTGCTGCCACGCTTTAAATTCCTCTTCGTTTTTGAACTTAAGTGTCATTTACTCTAATTTCCTTGGTTGTGCTGATCTGCTTTTTTCTGTAAATGCGTCACCAACATACCGATGTAAACTTCCCTTTCCCAAGGCATCATATTTTCAAGATCAGATAACGAATAATTATGTTCTTGCATAAGTAAAAAATTCGTCTTATAAAAATTCAATAAATTATCATGAGAAAGGGTTATTCGAAAAAACTTTCTACACCATCAATTAAGATAAAGTTATCTTCCTCACATTTTGGGCACTTGTAATCAATTCTCTTTTCAATCTTTGGCATAGTCACAAAGAAATTGGCAATCTTTTCAAATTGCTCAATGGTTAGATTATCAACAAAGTTGACAAGTTCTGCTCTTGCTTCTTTGGTTGCGTCCGTATTTTCGTCTGCCGTAAAGATGGTGTTAATGCAATTCAAAATAACATCATAAGTGTCAGTAGTTTTATCTTGCATTTCCATTGCGGTTGGATATCGCATCTTCACACCAATCTCATCAGTAAGCATGATGGTAGAAGAATGCCCATCAAACTCAACCGGCTCAATTGAAGTCAAATCGAGAATATATGGAATCTTATGCTCGCAAGACCCACAAATAAGATTGAAATCTGTTTGTTCACCAATAGACTTTGATCTCAACTTTATAAAAAGATTTTGCAATTCGAAAAACGGAAGTGTGTCGCCATCAACCTTTCCGTCACTGCAATTTGTTACAATTGTGGCCATTGCGCGAATCATTTCCTCTTGTTCGGCAGACTCGGCAGCCATAACTAGAATCTTTTCTTCTTTGACCAAAAAGGGTCTAAATCTGAATTTTTCACCGGTGGTGAGTAAAGTCAAATCAAAGGTTGGTGTCGTAATTGTTGGTAATGTCATTTTAATCTCCTAAGTGTTCATTAGCAAGTCATTGAACGATGCAAGGCCGCCGAAGCCTTCGCCGGGGCCGCGGTCGGGGAAGTCCTCGCGGGCCCGCTCGGTTTCTGGTACATTTTCTTTCCATGATTTGTAAGTAAACGAAACTGTAAGTCTCTGCACCATATTATTGCTGTGTCCTACTGGCGTGGGTGACATTGAACGTGGAAATGCCTCTTCTATTATCCACTCTCTAATAACATTGTCATTCATGTCCAACGCTCTTAAATGTATTTGAGTCGAATAGTAAAGATTACTACCGACTTTATAGAAGGCAACAAGTCTATCAGTGGGATCAACTATCTTCATCATCCATTTTTGGAAGTATTCCTTTATCTTCCATTCTCCGTCAACGATAAACTGTAGAGCTAATTGCTCACCCTGGAAGTCAATAGAGTTTGCTCTAGGTATATTCAAGTTGTTAATTCTGATTGGTGCTGAGTTAATACCCAGGCCAGGAAATACTGCCTCTTCGCACCACAATGTTAGCTTCTGATTATTACCTAAAATATCTTGGTTATTCCCCATGCAGCTGGGTATCATAATCACACACTCAAAACGATTGCCTCTTGCCGCATTATATTTTTGTAGTTGAGCGCGAAATGAATACATGCCGGAGTCAACACCATTGCTTATGACTTCAAGCCTGGTATCAGAAGGTTTGGTCTGTGCCTTCTTTGGGTTTTTTAGTTTTGCCCGCGGAGGTGGCGGTTGAGGTTTAAATGGACCCCTCAATTCTGCCGGCGGAGGTGGCGGTTGAGGTTGAAATGGACCCCTCAATTCTGCCGGCGGATCCGCTGGCTGAGGTTCTCCTGGATAACTATCGTCCCACGGCGGCGCGTCTGGTATAATTGTCGGGTCCGCCTGACCGTCATAATAACCTAATCCTAGTTTATCACGCAGCAAGATTTGAGCAACTCTAGTTAAAAACCCTCTTGGCATTAGAACTTGCTCCTAGAATCGGCAAACACTTCGTTTTTTGTTGCCTTTTTAAACTGTTCAACTGGCAGAAATATTGCTGCTTTCCAGTCTTCTGGGTTTATCTTCATAAAACTGGAATTGACATGCGCAGTCAAGTACCGCTTAATGCACGGTTTGATTGCAGATACATTTGAAAGGTTTTTAAGCAAACTCCAACTCATTTTTATTTTTGTGTCGCTAGTAAGTTTTTCATTGGTTGTGTATTCCAGTAATGTTCCAAGTATCTTTGCTCTGGCCAGATAAGGTACGTAATGTAAATTGATTCCGTAAAACCCACCCTTTGCTTTCTCGAAAGGAAGCACCAAAGGGAAAGTGTCGTAAAAGGGCAGTACGTCTTTATACTTTGGATCGTAGAAATAAAGATACATTGCGCCAATATCCAACGTGGTGGTTAACTCACCAATTTCTTCCTTACGCATTAAACTGTTAGCGGATGTAGCACCTTTTGCTAATCTGCTTACATTTTTCATGTACCAGCTCATGGATTTTTCACCATCGCCAGCTTTTGCTCTTAATTGTTCGAATGGATTGGGCATTAAGTCTCTCTTTGTTTATACTATTTATTGTGTAATACCGAGTTCTTTTTCGGTAATTATAATAAATTTCCATCCTCTGTCTTTACAGTATTCTGTCGCATACTTCCATTTTGCCTGGTTGACCGCCCAATTCACAACCTCAGTTAAAAACCGTCTGGTCTTCCTAGACGGAGGTACTGGTTCTTTTGTGTATTTGGCGGGTTTGACCTCGACTAAATACTTGTGTACAGAACCATCTTTGTCTTTTGTTTTAAGATAAAAGTCCACAAAGTAGCGATGAATTCTGTTGTCAATGGGAGATATATAGGGTATGACAACCTCTTCCGAACCCCATTCCAATACCGAATCCGTATAGTCGCACCATTTCATGAACTTTAATTCGTAACTAGAACGAAAAATAATATTAGTTGGATTACCTACGTATTTTTCTGCATTTTTTATAGAATACAACCCTTTTAAGGTATCTCTTGAAAATGACATATAAATAATCCAGACTGCAACTAACTAGTTAGACATAGGTATTTATCATATGGCCGAAGCCGAAACCAAACCTTTCGCAGAAGACAGAGACACCATTGCAAAGGTGCGCGAGTTTGGTGGCATGACCGACGCCACAAACTGGATATATAAGTATCCAGTAAATGTTGGAACTACCGAAGTTCCAAATTATATTATATTTTTTCCTCTAATTCGTTCAAATTCTGCCGCGGGGCAAAGAGCAACAGGTAGTGGAAAAGCGCAATTTGTTGAGGGTGGCGCGGCAACTGCAAAAACTGAAAATCAAGCAAAAGCAGCAGCAATTGGTGGTGCTATGAGTGGCATGGTTGCCGGTGCTGCTTTAGCAAATGCCGGCGGTAAAGTTGCTTCTGGCGCAAAAGGTGGTTTTGTATCAAGACTGACCACAGCAGTTGCTAAGACGGTTGCTGGCGGCGCCGCCGGTGCTGTAGTGGGCGCAGCAGGCGGCGCGCTCGCAGCAGGCATTCAAGATAATGATAAAACAATTTTTAGTAAAGAGGCAATAGTTTTACAAGTACAAGATAACCCAAAATACGGATACGCTGCTACATGGGAAACTTCCGAGTTAGGATCAATCATGGGCGCGGTTGCCTCAGGTCAAGCGGAGTTTAATCTTGAGGGTGGCGGTGCGGCCGCACAATTAGCAGCACGTAAAGCTGCCGGCGCAGTAAAGGCAATTGGTGGCGGAGGCGGCCTGAACGCATTAATTGAGGCCACCTCAAAGCAGACACCAAACCCCTATAAAGAACAATTGTTTCGCTCAGTGGGGTTTAGAGAATTTGAATTTAACTATCGTTTTGCTCCTGAAAGTGAGTTAGAATATAATGGTGTGAAAAGCATTATAGAACGGTTTTCCTTTCACATGCATCCCGAGCAAGACAAATCTGGATTATTCTTCATATACCCGTCTGAATTTTTAATTCAGGTGTATCATGGTAGTGATGTAAATAAACACGTGAAGCAAATGTCAAATTGTGCGCTGACCAACATGAGTATTGAATATGGTAGCACCGGCGGGTTTACTACGTTCAAAGGTGGTATTCCTACTGAGATTAATATGAGATTAAAATTCACCGAACTGGAACTGTTAACTAACAAACGAATTGCACAGGGGTTCTAATAATGTACTTTGGATTACTAGGGCAACAACAATCATATTTTGATGGCAATTTAAAGTTTGTGCAGGACATCTTTAAACGGGTGGCAGCAAACAACCATCTTAGAAATTTGACACTTTTAGAAACTGTTACTATCGACGATGGTGAAACGCCTGAGATTCTTTCTCATTTACTTTATCAGTCGCCGCACTATCATTGGACTTTCTTTGTTGTAAATAATATGACTGATCCAAGAAAAGACTGGCCAATGTCTAGAAATTCTATTGTTTCTTATTGCGTAGAAAAGTATGGTAGCATTGAAGAAATGTATGAAACACATCACTTTGAAACCACTGACGATGACAAGTTAATCGTTGATTATGATGCGGGGGCAATACAAGCTGGCGACATTATAGAAGTAACTAATTTTGATTACGAAGATGCAGTCAACGAAAAAAAACGCGAAATAAAGGCCTTAAATGCAAGAGATTTAAATGCGTTCTTGTCAGAATTTAACAGGTTAATTGGAAGTTAATACTAAATGGCCGATTCACCATTAAATGTACCGGGTGACGTTAATGTTGTCACACTAGAAATAAAAAGTGTTGGTGGTGAAATCATTAACATTAAAAATTTCTTTGGTGAAATGAACATCTACGAAGATATGTATTCTAATGCACTTCATGGAACTTTACTTGTCAGCGATTCGCAAAATCTAATATCCAAAATACCTATTGTAGGTACAGAACTTTTAAATGTTGATATTGTTACTCCTGGATTTGGTGAAGGTTACGAAGAGAGAATTAAAAAAACTTTCGTGATTTATTCAATTCGAGGTCGTTCACTCAACGAAGATCGCGACCAGACTTTCATGTTGTATTTTTGTTCTGCCGAGGCCGTTGATGATAACATTACCAGATTGTCAAAACGCTTTGAGGGTACTACCGACGAAATTGTTGAAAAAATTTTTACAGAATACATTGAAAAACCTAGATACGTAACAAACGCGGGTAATACCGAACCAAAATCGGATGACATGACACCTCTTGTTATTGCCGATGTTCCCCACAAAAGTAAAATTGCGTTTGTCTCAACTTACTGGTCTCCTTTTAAAATACTAAATTGGTTGGCAAGAAGAACTATTGGTGCAAAGAACTCTGCACCTTCTTTTCTTTTTTATGAAACCACAAAATGTTTTTATTACACATCTCTGGATAACTTGATTGTCGCACAACTGGGTAATCCTGACGGTGCAAGTGTATTTTCGCAATATAAGTTTCAAAAGAAGCCCATTTCACCTGATGCGATAGGTAAACCAACTCCTGATGACGCTGAGGCACAGCCGTTTAAAGTTTCTAAACCAGATTTAGATAATGGTTTTCAAATCGTTGAAGAGATTAAGTTTCCAAAGCAGATAGATGTGTTAGCATCACAGGATATGGGACATTTTGCCAGCAGTGTGGGTACTTATGATCTTATTAAGAAAGAGTCTTTTGTTTGGAACCACGACTATACTTTCTATTTTGAAACCATAAAACATATGGAGAATTTTAAAATTTCTGGCAACAAGGCAGTTTTCTCTCAAGAAAGTCTTACCAGCAATATGACATATCCTTTTAACGTTCCTCGGTCTGTCGAGTCTAAGAGATTTTTCCAACCAATTTATTCTAATAATCTTTGGGATGACAAAGACTCTATTGATTTAAAACCTGAAGAAT